TTCTCCAAAGTAGTAGGGATTTTACTCCGTTCCTTTAGTCGGCTTTTGCGTCCTTAAAGCATCCCTTCTCAGTACTCAGTTGTATTACTTCAACTAACTCTTCTCTATTAGGAGTTGAGGGTTTGATGTTGTCAATAATACTCTGGGCACTTTCACATGATAGTAATGTAGCGAGAAGTAGTTCCATGAGGATGAACGATTCCGTTCCGAGTCGGCTTACTTGCGTCCTGAGTATATCAGGATGAACGATTGTGTTAATACTAACACAGTTATAGTATATAGTCAAGCAAGTGTGTAAATTTGTTACATCGACCCTACAGACCAAAAAAATACCGGGGGTTTTTTCCCCGATATTTTGGAATTAAAAGTCGAATTTGGTTTAAGCCTTCCTTTTTTTCTTCTTTGTTGTGGGTGATTGATACCCCCAAAGGTTTGGTTTAATACTACCCTTACCATAGTCAATGGACTTTATACCACTCTTAAACTTGTCCCAATACATATCAAATAATTTTATCTTAGTCCCTCTTGTCAGATCAAAACGAACCTTATCCCCATGCATATACTTTATAATATACGCATCAGTAGGTGCTTGTGTAACATTCACATCTTCATATGTACCATTCTCTATAATAATTTCAGAACCATACTTTTCTTTTAAAGTATCCCTTTCTTCTTTAGTCCAAACCAATTCTTTTTTCTCTGGTTTTTTTAATTCAGTCTTTGGTGGTGCTTCACTTACTGGTTTTGTCATACCCTATCACCCCATTGAATGTCAGGGTATGCTTCAGCAATAATATCCTGTGTAATATTATAAACTTCTTGCAATCTCTTATCCTTTACTAAAACAAGAATCTCTGCCTCTAATGGATGAAGTCCTTCAAGAACATTAATAAACATTGTTTCACGACGAAGAGCATTCATACCATTACTACCACCTCTACAGAATCTATAGAAGTTTTTCCATTCTCTACGAATCGTAGTATGTCCTTGCTGATCACTTGCACCTAAAGAAAAAGAACCAGTCTCATGCATCTTACGAACTTCATATGAAAGTTTTGTACTAAGGGTTCCACTGTAACTATTCTGATCATCAAAGCCAGCATAAGGAACCTGCCCTTCTGGTAGTAATGATATTATAGATTCATCAAAATTCCATATAAGAATTGCTTTCAATGATATATCTTCATATTTCCTAAGAACTTCTATCTTTTTTGCTTTAGATCTTTGCCTAGATACTAAATCTAAAACCTCAAAAGCAAACGGTCTTGCAGGTAATTCTGGAAGGGGCTTAACAGAGAAAGTTTTCTTTTTAGCTGCTGGTTTAGTTGTCTTTGGAGCAGTTGTTTTCTTTGGACTAGTCTTAGTAGCAGTAGTACTTTTTTTCCTACCTCTAGTCGTCGGTGTCTTCTTCGTAGTCATAATTGTTTTCAAATCTGAATGCTATAACCTCATCAGGAACTAAAT